TGTGATTAATGGACCCGTTTGTTTTGGTTCTCCTAGAATTCACGAGGATGCTTCAGATAGACATTTTGTGTCGAAAATGTTCAGGGGAGCAGTAGAAGATCAAATTATGCATTTTAAATATTACGAAAATAATGCTCAATCAGGAGTTCATCAGGTTCATCATGAAGACATAACTTTTATAAATATTATGTTAGGTTTTGCTAATCAAGTTATGAAAATAGATTCAAGGGTAGATTTTGAATCTTATATAAGACCTTTTGGAAAATATTATGGAAGTCGTGGACCATGTTTTGATGTAGACAATATTAAAGGCATGGCTATTTCTGACGCTTTTGCAAAGTATCATAAGAAACACGCAAAACTAACTCTTATAGAAATAAAGGAACATAGAGGAGAAACTTCCGAGGAAATTAAATTTAACACTTCTTTAAGAAATAAAATAAAGGAGGTTGAATGAAAACAATAGTATTAGGACCACCAGGAACTGGAAAAACAGAAACTTTGTTAGGTAAAGTCGAAGACCATTTAAAGAAAACAGATCCTAATAAAATTGGATTTTTTGCTTTTACTCAAAAAGCTGCATATGAAGCAAGAGATAGGGCCATGAAAAAATTTGATTATACCGAGGATGATCTACCTTATTTCAGAACACTACATTCTTTAGCTTTCAGAAGATTAGGAATTAAAAAAGAAAATGTAATGCAAAGAAGGCATTATGAGGATTTAGGTAAAAAAATAAATTTTACTGTAGATTATATGGAATACGATGATGAAGAAGGAGGAATATTTACCACAAAAAGTGATTATCTCAGAATTATTCAATTAGCTAAGTTAAGAAATATATCAATCACTAGACAATATGATTTACAGGAGCATACCCAAGATGTTGAGTTTAACAAATTAAAAATTATAGCAAATGAACTAGAGTCTTACAAAAAACAATACGGGCTCATTGATTTTAATGACATGATTTTAGATTTTGTAAAATCAGATGCATCACCTAAGTTTGATGTTGTCTTTATAGATGAAGCACAAGATTTATCCTTAATGCAGTGGGATATGACAAGAAGCATTTGGGATAAAACAGAAGATTCTTATATTGCAGGTGATGATGATCAGGCAATATTTAGATGGGCTGGTGCTGATGTTGATAGCTTTATAGCTCAAGATGGAAAATTTATAAGACTTATGCAATCCCATAGAATTCCAAAAAAGGTTCATGATATTGCAATGAAAATAGTAAATAGAATTTCTAAACGATTACCAAAAGATTGGAAACCAAAAACAGTAGAAGGATCTTTGACAAGATATTCTAATTTTGAAAATGTAGACATGTCAAAGGGGGAATGGCTGATTTTGGCTAGAACTAGATTTATGTTAAATGAACTGGAAGATGTTCTTTATCAAAAAGGCCTTTACTATAAAAACAAATTTAAAAAATCTTACGAAGAAGGTTTATATAATGCCATCATTAATTGGGAACAATGGAAAAAAGGATCTGTTATGAATCCTGATCAAATTAAACAGGTATATGGTTATATGAGTCCTCAACATGCAGACAGAAATCAACTTTTACTTATGAACAAAGACGCACATTATTCTTTGAATGATTGCAAAGAAAAATTCGGTCTTCGCACTGATTCTGTATGGTATGAATCTCTGGATGACGCTCCATGGAGAAAAGTGGAATATATCAGAAAAATGAGAAGTAATGGAGAACAATTAAATAAAACGCCAAGAATTTTATTATCAACCATTCATGGTGTCAAGGGTGGAGAAGCACAAAATGTAGTTTTATTAACAGATTTAAGTCTAAATACGCAAAAAGGATATGACAAAAATCCCGATGACGAGAATCGACTGTTCTATGTTGGCGCAACACGGACCAAGGAACATCTGCATATTATAGAGCCGAAAGATTTTTATAAGAGTTATCAGATATGAGAAATATCACAGCGATAACAATTATCTGTCTATATACTTTTGTATTTTGTTTAATTTTACTGGGAATTTCATGAAACACACACTTACTAGCGAACTTGTCTTATTATCAATGATAACATTTTACTTTGGAATTAAACTTTATTTTATATTGACATGAGTACATACGATAAACAAATTGGTGGAACTCACTATAAAAAAATGAAAATCCAGCCAAGCAAGTTTGTAATTGAAAACAAGTTGCTCTTTCCTGAAGGAAATGTTATTAAATATATTTGTAGGCATCCATATAAAGGAGGAAAGGAAGATTTGGAAAAAGCTAAACATTTTATTGATATGATAATTGAAAGGGATTACTCATGATACAGCAGCCACTTTTCAAGCCTCAAACTGAATGGTTACCACCAGAAACATTTCCAGACCTTTCCAATTATTGTGAAATTGCAATCGATTTAGAAACTAAAGATACTGATTTAATTAAAATGGGATCAGGTTCTGTTATTGGTAATGGCACCGTAACAGGAATAGCCGTTGCTGTAGAAGACTGGTGTGGTTATTACCCCATAGCTCATGAAGGCGGTGGTAATATGGACCGTAAAATGGTTCTAAAGTGGATTCACAAAGTTTTAAGTAGTGATGTCGACAAAATTTTTCATAATGCCATGTATGATGTATGCTGGTTAAGATCCGCAGGATTCAAAATTAATGGAAGAATTATAGATACAATGATTGCATCAGCGTTAGTTGATGAAAATCAAATGCGTTACGATCTAAATTCCTGTGCTAGACGTTACACGGGACAGGGAAAAGATGAAGCAGCATTGTATGAAGCAGCTAAAACATGGGGAGTTGATGCAAAAGCAGAAATGTACAAACTTCCAGCTATGTATGTAGGTGCCTATGCAGAAAAAGATGCAGAACTAACTCTTGCATTATGGCAAGAGTTAAAAAAAGAGATTGATTGTCAGGATATTTGGAACATTTGGGAATTAGAAACAGAACTATTTCCATGCCTTGTTGATATGAGGTTTCTCGGTGTACGTGTAAATGAAGAACAAGCATTGAAAGAAAAGAAAACATTATTAGAACAAGAAAAACAATTATTACATAAAGTTAAAAAAGAAACGGACGTTGAAGTTCAGATCTGGGCAGCAA